TTCTATTATACCTTTTTTAAAATTATGGATTTTATATGTATTGTTTATTGTTTATTGTTTATTGTTTATTGTTTATTGTTTATTGTTTATTGTTTATTGTTTATTGTTTATTGTTTATTGTTTATTTTCTAATATACTTATTTTTTCACTTAATTCTGTATTCTTAGTTGATAATTCTTGTATAGCTTTTACTAATATTGGAACTAATGTTCCGTATGACGCTTCTAGCCTCTCTGGATTTTTATCATATACTAAATTTGGCACCGTTTTTCCCATTTCTAATTGTGCGGATTGTAATTCTTGCGCAATAAAACCAAATTCTTCAATGTCCACTTTCCCATTATCACGCATATTCCAATCAAATTTTACTGGATGTAATTTATTTATGAAATCTAACCCTAGAGGTATATCTTCGATATTCTTTTTATCACGTGCGTCACTAGTGAATGTGATCGCGCCGGAGCACTTTAGATTTGTAATATTATTATCTCCTAATACAATTGTATTACTTGCTTGAGCTTGCGCATTATATCCGATTGCGGTGGAATTAAAATAATTATTTGATACGTCGCTATTCATCCCAATACATGTATTTTGGTAACCGGTTGTATTACTTAATAATGCTTGGTAACCAAGTACCGTATTGTAATATCCACTTGTATTTGCATATAATGCGCTTGTACCAATTGCCGTATTTGCTAGACCAGTTGTATTCTTAAATAATGATTGACAACCAATTGCCGTATTATTTGCTGCAGTAGCATTGTATAATGCTTGGTAACCGATTGCCGTATTTGAACTATCAGTTACATTTGAATTTAATGCTCGGTAACCAATTGCCGTATTATTTGTACCAGTTGTATTTGCTTGTAATGCTTGTAAACCAATTGCTGTATTATTTTGACCAGATGTATTCAAATATAATGCGGCATAACCAAGCGCCGTATTTTGTAGACCAATTGTATTATTATATAATGTGAAGTTACCAATTGCTGTATTATAAGTACCAGTTGTATTTGTATATAATGCTTGGTAACCAATCGCGGTATTTTGTTCACCAATTGTATTATTTAATAATGTTTGGCAACCAACTGCCGTATTATAAGGACCAGATGTATTTGCTTGTAATGATTGATAACCAATTGCAGTATTTTGTCGACCAGTTGTATTCGAAAATAATGCGCTTAAACCAATTGCAGTATTTAAAGAACCAGTTGTATTCTTAAATAACGCGTAAGAACCGATCGCGGTGTTATTTCCAGATGTGTGGTTATATAATGCACCAAAACCAATTGCCGTATTTGAACTATCTGATACATTCGAATATAAAGATTGTACACCAAATGCCGTATTATTTTGACCAGTTTTATTCGATAATAATGATTGGTAACCAAGTGCTGTATTATTTGTGCCAATTGTATTCGATTGTAATGCGCTTAAACCAATTGCTGTATTATTTTGACCAGATGTATTCAAATATAACGCGTTTGTACCAATTGCTATATTTGATTCACCAGTTGTATTCGAATATAATGCGCTTAAACCAATTGCCGTATTATTTTGACCAGTTGTATTCGATTGTAATGCGTTAGAACCAATTGCTGTATTTTTTTGACCACTTGTATTATTTAATAATGCTTGGTAACCAAGTGCCGTATTATAAGAACCAGTTGTATTCGAAAATAATGCGCTTAAACCAATCGCCGTATTTGAAGAACCAGTTGTATTCTTAAATAACGCGTAAGAACCGATCGCGGTGTTATTTCCAGATGTGTGATTATACAATGCACCAAAACCAATTGCCGTATTTGAACTATCTGATACATTTGAATTTAATGCTTGTAATCCAATTGCGGTATTATTTTGACCAATTGTATTTGAATATAATGAGTAAGAACCAATTGCCGTATTTGATTGACCAGTTGTATTCAAACATAATGCGGCTTGACCAATTGCCGTATTTGAAGAACCAGTTGTATTCGTATATAATGCGCTTACACCAACTGCCGTATTTGAAGAACCAATTGTATTTGAATTTAATGCGGCATAACCAAGTGAGGTGTTATTTATACCAGATGTATTATTGAATAATGCGCTAGAACCAATTGAGGTGTTAAACTGACCATCTGTATTCTTAAATAATGAGCTTAAACCAATTGCTGTATTTTGTTGACCAGTTGTATTCGAATACAACGCATAAGAACCGATCGCTGTGTTATTTCCGGCTGTGTGATTATATAATGCGCCAAAACCAATTGCCGTATTTGAACTATCTGATACATTCGAATATAATGATTGACTCCCTAGTGCCACATTATTTTTACCAGTTGTATTCGATTGTAATGCGTTTAATCCAAGTCTTGTATTTCCATTGGCGTCTGATGACGTTTTATTATTAATAGTAGATGATAAGCTTGAAAAACTGGAATCTGTTAAGGATTTATTCGCATAAAGCGTTGATAAGCTTGAAAAACTGGAATCTGTTAAGGATTTATTCGCATAAAGAGTTGATAAGCTTGAAAAACTGGCATCTGATAACGATTTGTTATTAGTAACAGCAGTTGATAAGTTTGAAAAACTGGAATCGGTTGCGGATTTATTCGCATAAAGAGTTGATAAATTACTTATTGAATTTGTAGTATATGCCTGACTACTAGTTGTTGTACTGTAATTATTACTAATATATGAAAAACTGGCATCAGATAATGATTTGTTAGTAGTAACCGCAGTAGTTAAGCTTGAAAAACTGGCATCTGATAACGATTTGTTATTAGTAACTGTACTTGTTAAGCTTGAAAAACTAGCATCATTTGCGGATTTGTTAGTAGTAACCGCAGTTGTTACGCTTGAAAAACTAGAATCTAAATTACTGATTCGTGTAATTATTGAAACAACATTTGTAGTGACAGCAGCACTATTATTTAAGTAATCTGTAATTTCTTTCAAGGTATTTAATGAATCAGGCGCACCGTTAATCAAATTACTTATTGAATTATTAATATAAGTCTGATTTTCAGTTTTTGTACTGTAGTTACTACTAATATATGAAAAACTGGCATCAGATAATGATTTGTTAGTAGTAATCGCAGTTGATAAATTTGAAAAACTGGCATCTGTTAAGGATTTATTCGCATAAATAGTTGATAAGTTTGAAAAACTAGCGTCAAATGTTGACTTGTTAGTAGTAACCGTAGTTGATAAGTTTGAAAAACTTGCATCAAATTTTGATTTGTTAGTAGTAACCGCAGTTGATAGATCTGTAAAACTGGCATCAGATAAGGAGGTTTTATTATTAATAGCAGTTGTTAAGCTTGTAAAACTAGCATCAGATAATGATTTGTTAGTAGTAACCGCGCTTGCTAAGCTTGAAAAACTAGCATCAAATAATGATTTGTTAGTAGTAAATGCAATTGATACGCTTGAAAAACTAGCATCAGTTAATGATTTGTTAGTAGTAACTGCAGTAGTTAAGCTTGAGAAACTGGCGTCAAATGCTTGTTTTTTCACATAAATAGTCGATAAGTTTGAAAAACTGGCATCGGTTACACTTTTATTCGCGTAAGTAGTAGAAAAACTATCTGTAATAGACACTGATATATTATTAAAACTAGCGTCTATTTTAGCTTGGTTATTTTTAACAATCTCATATAAATTACTAAAACTTGCGTCAGTGTTAGATATATTTGCTTTTAAACCAGTAATGTTTTGAACATATTTAGTTGTCGCAACACGATTGTCACTAACATCTACATTTAATGTAGGCGCTGTAACATTACCAGATAAATCCGGATTAATTAAATCAATCTGAGTTGATATATTCGCTTTAGTTCCATTATAACTAAATATAAGTGGCATTTATATTATATAATTATTATTTATATTAAACCAAATAATCATTATATGTTTTAGAAATGGAATCCTTCGACTACTGTCTACGGATTCCAGGCGCTTTTCGCTCCGTCTTCGGCTACAGATCGCTCCAAGTTAACATGTCTGTTTTGTTAAATCTCTTACTTGCGTTCTAGTCGAATTAAAAAATATACCAGATCCTACTATTTTGGTGTCCGGATTAGGATTAAATTCACTAAAGTGTTCTTTTTCGAATAATAATGAGTGTGATTGCGAGCTTACATTCTGTGGCTGAAAACTAAAATTATATAAATCACTATTACTATTCGGAACATACACAGCTTGACTACATTTTTGTAAAGCATATATCTGGTTTCTTAATTCAGATTCCACATTAATACTTGACGCAAACCCAGACCACGGCGATTGCGTATTTCCAGGGTTAAATTTTGTATGAGGATTAAATGTTGGCATTTGAGTTAATTTCACATTTAATTCCTTTCGAGGATCTACAATAGGCAAATATGAATACTTTGTCATCACTGGTCTCACGTCTAAATAAGGTTGTAACATTTGCGACGGAATATTTCTATTATATATTCTTGTATTGGTTTGTTCATGAATTTGTGATACACATTCGCTATTCATCGTAATATATATTATATAATATTTTTATAAATATGAATGATCCATTTTATAAAAAATGTATAATAAATTTATATAAATATGAATAATAAAATCATTGATTATAATGTATATAAAGGGTTACACACATATAATATTACTAATCTATGTGTGGTATCTTTGCTCTTCTTAATAACGAAACAATATCTATGGATGTAATAAATAACCAATTTATGAAAGGACATAATCGCGGCCCTGAATTTTCTACATTACAAGCATCTTATCCAAACATGTTGTTGGGGTTTCATAGATTGGCAATTAACGGTCTAAATGAAGCGTCTAATCAACCATTCAGTATGAATGATATAGTCTTAATATGTAATGGCGAGATATACAATTATCAAAAATTATATACATTAATGGGCGTTACTCCAAAAACTGGATCCGACTGTGAAGTCATTATTCATCTTTATTTGAAATATGGAATAGAACAAACTCTACAAATGCTAGATGGAGTTTTCGCGTTTATTTTATATGATACTCGTAATAATACAATGTATATTGCTCGCGATCCATATGGAGTGCGACCTATTTATTATCTAAAAAATGTGAAACTCTCAACAATTTCAAATAATAATAATAATAATTTATTTGGGTTTGCGTCTGAACTGAAATGTTTATCTGAGATTTATAATAGGAATCGATCCGAACATTATATAGAACAATTTAAACCAGGCACATATAGCGTATTTAATATGGGCAATGAAGGAGTTTGGCAACCGGTTCAAGAATATATCCCCTATTTTATCCCATCCTTTTCATATAGTTTTACGCCATTTGATACTTTAAAAGTGGTGGATTATTTAAATTCCGCGGTAATCAAACGATGTTTAACAACGGAACGCCCTATCGCATGTTTGCTTTCCGGAGGCCTAGACAGCAGTCTCGTTACCGCATTAGTTGATAATTTCTATAAGACAAATGGTTACCATCAAGAACTAGAAACATATAGTATCGGATTAGCCGGATCAGAAGACTTAAAATACGCGCGTATAGTCGCCGATTATTTGGGGACGAAACATACAGAAGTGCTCGTAACCGAGAAAGAAATGTTTGATGCTATACCAGAAGTAATCTATCAAATAGAAAGTTATGATACTACTACGGTAAGGGCAAGCATTGGTAATTATTTGGTGTCCAAATATATTTCAAAAAATAGTCAGGCAAAGGTTATTTTTAATGGCGACGGTTCCGATGAAGTCTGTGGCGGATATCTATATATGAATAAATGTCCAGATGATATTGAGTTTGATAAAGAAACACGCAGACTATTAAAGGACATTCATTTGTTTGACGTTTTACGCTCAGATAAATCTATTTCGTCCAATGGATTGGAACCGAGAACGCCATTTCTAGATCGCAGTTTTGTAAATTATTACCTTTCTATCCCACCATCTATAAGAAATCATAATAATGGAAGCACTCCACAAAGCAGTTGTGAGAAATTTCTTCTGCGTAATAGTTTTAGTCTTTCCAATTTTAAAAATTATAAGGGCACGCAGATTTTACCAAATGAGGTACTTTGGCGAAAAAAAGAGGCATTTAGTGATGGCGTAAGCTCTAAAGGCCGATCTCTTTTCCAAATTCTACAAGAATATATTTCTAATACGTTAGGCATGGAAACCTCCAAGAAATATCCGGCAAATATTGAAACTGAAAAATATTATTATAAGATGTATTTTGACGGTTTTTACCCACATTGCGAAGACATTATTCCGTATTTTTGGATGCCAAAATATACGAACGCAACAGATCCGAGTGCTAGAACACTCGATATTTATACGTTGAAATAGTCGAAGACAAAGGCGTATATCGCTGAAAAAAAGGCACTACGTGTTAACCACAAATATTTTATTCATGTAATATATACGTTATATAACATGAACATGAAACTTCACCATTTTCAAGAATTTTTTTTTAATATTTTTATAATGTTAACTTATATTTTAATAATTTTATCTGCTTTAGGGGTGTCATCCAAGGCATCTATTTATTTAAATGATATGGGCTATTATGTCAGAATTTATATTTGTTTATTTTTAATATGGCGTTTTAACCCTTTTAGACATATTACGTTTACTGATCTCGATAGAAAAATCGCATTTAGTGCTGGATTATTTATATTGACAACTACCGCGTTAAACAGTTATGTTATTAGGATTAAAAATGATGCTGAAAAATACTATAAAGAGATTAAATTATAACGAGTGTTTTAATGTTTTAGTGTTTTAGTGTTTTATTTCTTTTATTCGCCATATGTTTTCTAGTCTTGCCTTGATTATTTGTTCGGCTTTTATTCTTTGAAGATTTATTAAAAAACACATGTAAATGCGTCATAATTTGTTTACCTAAAATTTTATCTATATCATATTCATCTGGTTTTTTTTCGATTATTTCATAATTGTATTTTGTAAAATCAGCGATCATTTGTTTTTCATAATTATTTTCATCGTTCATATCATTATTTAATATCATTTTCCCAATTTCACTATTTTTAAATGTTACTATCATTTCTTCAAATTTTAAATCATGATAATATGGTTTCAAATTGATATAATATATATTATCATTCGCCATTTCAGGGTAGAAACTATCATCTAAAAAACATATTTCCGCATTTATAGGGATTTTGGTACATTTAATAAAATCTTCGTGTGTCTTATCATGTGAAGATCTACATATTTCCACTCTTTTTCCGTTTATTTTAAAGGCGGAAATAATCTGATCAAACACGCGATATTTTATTTTTGATTCAAAATAGGATACAATATGATGCGCCCATTCTTTTGGCCCTTGATTATTTGTGTATATCATCATCTTATGACAACATTTGGTATGTTTTTTATTTTTCAAATAATTCAATATGTTTATTATATTTGGTCTTAAAAATTCAGGATATAAGTCTAATATGTGATTAAAGTCGCGCTGAGTTAAAGTATAATTATATATACGTTTTACATAGTTGTTTAAACAATCCCAAAATATACCAAATTGTGTAAAATATCCTAACGTTTCATCTAAATCAAATACGACAATTTTCATTATTAATATATAGTGAGTTTTTAGATTTTACATATTTTCTCATTCTTTTTTCATTCTTTTTTATCATTCTTTTTTTCATTTTTTCATTTTTTCATTTTTTCATTTTTAATTATTTTAGTGTACTTATATAAGAAAGAACATACATGACAAATAAAATAAATAAGGAAGACTATATCAAAATATTAGAATATTATAAAAAACCAATTCCCAGTTCTAAACCTATGTTGAAGGCTGCTGCGGAAAAAATATTAGCCGAGAAATTATGTAAATGTATTAAAAAAATAAGCCCTAAAAATGAGGCGCGATCTATCGGAATATGTACCAAGACAATTTTCAATA